CACTGGGTATCATTTATTGTTGTTGTATCAGGGGATACATTACCGTTAACGGCCATCACCGCATGAGAGTTAGCTGCTGCTGGAATAAGTGCAGCCTTGAGATTAGCCCACCCGATAGAAGCGGTTTTACCACCAAGGCCCGAGACTGCACACAGAAAATCTACAAACCCGGGCTTGAACCCTAGGCCGGTGACAACTGTTGTGGTTGCTGTTGAGGGGTCAATAGAGAAGGATCCCGTGGCATTGTCCGTCTCTGTAGTCGAGATGCAATAGCGCCCGCCTGCCAACTCTTCGCCGTCTGCATTTCCGGGCAAGGATGCGGCAGTACCTCCAATCCATTGAATGATGGAGTTTTCCCAAACAGTATATCTCTGACCGGTGACTGTCTTACTATTGAGATTAATACTCGCACCAAGCACATAATAAATACGTGATGTGAGGGAGGCATAAGCAAATACCCCAAAGGAGGCATTACTATTAAACACAAGTGTAGATGCCTCCATGCTGATAATACCACCCGCTGAGGCTCTTAAGTGGTTAGCCGTAGCGCTCCCGTTTACATAGTACGTGGTTAGGCACTCAATATAGCTATTTCTTGTGGACCTGATATGGGAGCCACAAGCACCGAAGACTGTACCACTGAAGTTGATCCAACCAGAGTTAGTGGCATTTATGCCATATTCAGTTCCGCGAATTTCAAAGCCACCTTCGATGTAAAACCTTGCTCCATCAGCTTCAAAGCAGATTGTATCATCCACAATGACGCTGCTCTGTGTCGCGGAGCATTTGAAGGTTACACGCCCATTGCCGACAAACGGCGTCTCCACTGATACGCCAGCGTAAGGCGTAACAGAAGTTTGCACTTCAATATCAATATCGTATAAGCCCAAATCGAGGGCAGCCATTACATAGTTCGCGGCACCCTGCATCGTAGCGAAAGCATTATTGGCGTCATCCGAAATACCCGTATTATCATCGCTACCGTCATGGCGAACATAGAGCGTTGTATTTTCGTCAATCCTTCTGCGATTTGACCGAAGACTTGCGACCAAAGCAAAAGTAATTTCAGATGTGCCGATAATAAGCGGATTGTCAGTTGTCACCACCCACTCAGTATTTGCATTAAGAGTACCCACATTGACAAATACACGGCTTCCATCAACCGCATCCAAAGCCCCGTCAAAATCTAGCGCCCTGCTCCATGCTCCTGCGCCAACAACCCAGATGCCATTGTCGATTGCGCTAGTCTGATTCTTGACCAGCACGCGGTCCCCGGAAACGCAGGCCACGCCGTCAATCGTCTGTGCGCCGGAAAGGGTAATGTTTGCCGTTGTTGCAGCGCGGCATGGGGCTTTTACGGCCACAGATGTCGTCAGCCCGTCTCGCGCGTCGGTATAGGTGGCAGGCATGAGTTCTCCAATGGGAAGCGGCTTAAGAACAGGATATTGCCAGTTTTTTGGTAGTGTGGTGAAATCCGCCGATGAACGGATTTGTCTGGTGGTTCTACGGCTTGGCCGGGGCCTGCATCGCGATAGGCGCGGCGCTCAAAATCGACCGAATTATGACTGTCGGTATTGTCGCCCTGATCGTCGGCGGGACGTTGCTTCTGCTTTTCTCGGCATCCATCGACCGGGGGCCTGATGATTGCCCGCGCTACGGCATAACGGATGCCTGCTAGTTCGGCTTCTTCTGCGGAATGTCGAAGGCTTCGTTTGTGCCCTCTTCCGCCGCATCGAACAGGCGACGGATGTAGAACAAGTTCTGGTACGGGATCATCTGGCGCGCCTTGGCCGTATCGGCGGCGGTCCATTGTCCAGTAGCGGCGGAGCCCGTCATTTCGATGGCGTCCGAGGCCATGCCGAAGGTCGGCCCGAGAATACCGCCCACTACGTTCCGCGATGCATAGCGGCTTGATGTCGGGATGCCCGTAAGTCTTGCAAGCCCAACCCGATTACGCGTCGTCTTTTCCAGCATCAGGTTTGCGTCCATGAGCCATGACAGGACGCCGGAGCGGTCAACGCCTTCCGCGATCCACTGGCGGGAATCTTCCGGCATCGGCTTTCCCGATGCGAGACGCCGGAGATAGCCGGACAGCATTCCGAGCGAGACGGAAAGCACGATGCCCTGCAACACGGCGGCGTCGCGCTGCTGAAGCCCGAGCTGTGTGACTTTCATCATGGACGACATGGTGAAGCTGCGGAACTGGCCGACGACCTTGCCGAGTTCGGTGCTCATCCACAGGGGTCTGTCCTGACCCGGCGTTACGATGGTGAGGTCCGTTTCCTTCACGATGGCGTTGCGGAACGCTTCAGCGGCTTCGCGGTCGGTCCAGTCCGATGTATTGGCCCACCAGACGCCATCCTGTTTCTCGCCATGCTTGGCGAATTGTTCCGCGATGCGGGACGCCTCTTCGCGCCCGATGCCGAGAAAGGCCAGATGTTCGATTTCCTTTGATGTAGCCTTGCCCTTTGTCAGGGCCTCGACGGCCTGAAGGTTTCTCGTCTGGCCCACCACGCCCGAAAACTGCTTCCAGAACGCGTTCCACGGGGCCATGGCGGAGACGAGCCCGAACCTGTCGGACATGGCCTGCACGCCGCGCTCAAACGTCGAGAACTTTCCGTAATCGTCCCAAATATCGGCAAGCTGCATGGCGCGGCTATCGAGGACCATATCAAGCGCCGTACCGGCAAGTTTCACTTCTTTCGTCGCGGCCTTGTAAATCTTTGCGCCCTTGAGCAAGGGAACGACGCCGCTACCGAAAACACGTCCCAGACCATGAATCATCACAGGCCGGCCAACATCGGAGATAGAGGTCAGCGTCATGCCGCCCATGAGGCGCAGGAAGTTCAATTGACGAACAAGGCGCGACGACCGGGCCAGCAATCCGTTCGGATCGGCGGGAAGCGCATAGGTTCCCCGGATGCGATCACGCATACCTTGAATATCCTGAATGTCGTTCTGGCGTTGCTTTTCCAGCTTCTTCAACTGCGCTTCCGTCATATCGTTCTTGCGCAGCCGGGCATAACTGTCGTTGACCTGCCTGATCTGGTCCTCCATATCGGCGCGACCGAATTTCTTGGTCAGTTCCACATCGGCGGACATAGTGCGGGTATAGACGCGGGCGACATGCTCGATGTCGGAATGCAGGAAGTCTTCAATCATGGCATCGGGAATGCCAAGCGTGCGTTCCTTCAGCGGGCCGCGCGTCAGAGGGATGGGCGAATATTGAATCCTGCCCGGAGCGCCGCCGATGATCTTGTCCGTGATTTCAGAGGCGATAGAGCGGAGTTCGCCATCTGTGAGCGAGCCCATTTCCTTTTCAGCCGCCAGCGTCTTCGCGGCCTTGGCGTCTTCGGGAACTTGCATCCGGGTTTCGGACGTGCGAGCCGCGATGTCTCTCATTTCGCCGAGCCAGTCGGAAATGCGTCCTTCAAATTCAGGACGCTTCGCGATGATGCGGTTCACGTCGTAGAGGCGTGTGAGATAGGACGGGGCCGTATCGACATGAACGTCTTCCGGCAAAAGCCTTGCCGCAATGGCTTCATCCTTCAACGGGTCGATAAGTCTTGCGCGAACGTCTCGCGCGGCGGCGGCGACTTCCGGAACTCTGTGCTGATCCGCGTTGCGCATCGCGCGCCCGACTTCCTCGCGAAACTGGAGGTAAGAAAGCTGACCCTCAGGACGAGACACCATATCCCGAATATTTCCGGCGCCTAATTTCATCGTGTCGAGGAATGCGCCAGAATTGCTCCGGTCCATCGCCGAAGGAACATCCTTGCCGGTACGGTATTTGACGAATTGCTGATCGACCGAAGACAAGGCTTCGGCCAGCGGCGCGTGCCAGCTTTTGATCTTGGTTTCAACCGAAGGGACGGAAGGAATGCCCTCAAGGTTCTTGTTCTGGTAAAGCGGGACTTCGGCAAGATCGCCCGCGATGCGGCGCACATCGACCGACGGGCTGTTCAGCGTCCGGGCAATCGGCGTCCCGACGATGACATTGCCCTGCGAAAGCTTCTCCGCCATCAGCGCCGATTTGACGCCCTCTTGCGCCAGAGTGGTATTTCTGACCGAGGCCGCGCCGACGGACCCGCCGCCGCCTTCGTAACCCTTGAGGCCCAAATCCTCACCGACGCTGCGTTCAAGTTCCGAGACGGACTTTGCGCCGGGAACAGCACCCCGCGCCACGGCCCCCAGAGCGCCGCCCATAGCCCCGGCAAGAATGGTGGATGCAGCGACGTTCAGCGCGCTTTCGCTCGCCGTGCGCGTCTCCTGGGTGCCCTGAAGGATGCCCTCGGATACAGCGCCAGCGGCAAGTCCGGCCGCGCCCGCCGAAACTGCGCCCTTGACGATATTCCCGCCCCTGACCGCATCGAAGGCTATCCCCCCGGGAAGGAGATTGATCGGGTCCGTCAGGCCGGATGCCAGCGCTACAGCCACGCCTTCGGCCCCGCCCGCCGCGATTGTCGCTCTCGCCTGCCGCTCGCTGTCGATCTTGCGCTTAATGATTTCAAGTTCGCGCGGACTATCCGCCCCGACGAAACTATCCGCATAATCCTCATAGCCGGAAATATCCGAAAACGGATCGTAGTTTGCCATCGGCACGGCTTGTGAGCGGTCGTATTGCTCACCGGCATAATCGGCAATCGAAACCGCAGTATTGTCCTGCGTCGCGGCGTCCCAAAGTTCCGTCAATGTCGGCTTTGGAGCAGGCAATGGTTCCGCCAGTTGAGGCATGAAGCCGGGGCGCTGGGTTTCAGCCGGGTCAAGAAACGGCATCAAAGGCTCCCCGGAAGGCCGATGCCGAACTCACTTGATTTGTCAGGCACCGCTCCGAGCGGAACCTTGTTTTTCGGGTCCAGAATGCGCTCACGCGCCTTGCGGGCGTCGTCGATATTTTTCTGCAAATCCGCCGCTGCTTTCTTGCCGACTTCGCTCGACTTATAATCCGGTTTCCATGCCAGCGGCTTGCCCGTTTTGTCCGTCACAACGCGCGGGATTCCATCGTCGCCCGTCAGGACAACCGAATAAAGAGGCAATCCATCGCGCGAAACGGCGGTGGGGTGATTGATGAGCGAAAGGCGCGAGGTCGGGTCGTTCGCAAAAAGACCGCCATCCTGAATTTCCGATGAAAGCTGGCCCTGCATCCAGTCCGCGTTTTCCTTCGGCGTCAGGCCCGGCACGGAATAGAACTTCTCCGGCGCGTATTTCATCAGCCTTGGCGAGCCGTCTCCGATGCGCGACACGCCCCAGCTCCGCTTGACCATATCGAGCGCGGTTTTCTGCGCGGACTCAAGATTGCCGGTCTTGCGATATTCGTCTTGCGCCACGCGATTAAACTCCGCCGCCGCATCAGCTCCAACGCCGGGGCTTGCGCTAAACCAGCCCTGATCGAACTCATTCGCCAAAGTTTTTTCCGCGACCGAAATCGGCGTCACTTTTGCCGAGCCTCCGGTCACGAGCTTT